GCATTCCGCTAGCCGGGCCGCCGGCTTACCTGTCGCCATCGACGGCGGACCTCCAAAAGAAGCTGGCCGAAGCTCCTCCCCTCTTAATGCCCGACTTTGAGCATGTCGCCACCTTTGGCGAGGGCTTCACTCACATCGCCAGCAGCAATGAGGGCGTCACCGCGACCAACAGGCTCCGCTTCATGGATTTCGGCGCCGCTTTGCTCCAACTGGAACAGGGCCACCGCATTCAGCGCAGGGCGTGGAGCGGCAGATGGGTCGAGGCCCGCTTTCCCGACAGCGCGCCGGCGTGTCTCTACATGACGCTGGCCAACGGCGAAATGACGATTTGGACTATCGCTCAAGCTGACGTATTGGCTAGAGACTGGAGTGTTGTATCATGAACGAAGCCCACACTGTCGAAAATGACCGTATGACGTCCATCAATCCCTACAGCACGGATTTCGGCACGGCCATCCTGCAAATGCGGGCCGGCTGCAAGGTCCAGCGCGAAGGCTGGAACGGCAAGGATATGTGGATCGCCCTGTCGGGCGTGGAAGGCCCGCGCGTAGTCTACCACGAGCAGCTTTGGTCGAAGGTCGCTCGCGATTACGCCAAAACCCAGCCCGATGGGAGAGTTACCGTCCTGCCCTGCATCATCATGAAGACCGCGACCGGCGAGATCCTGATGGGCTGGCTGGCGAGCCAGAGCGACATGCTGGCCCAGGACTGGAGGATCGTGCCGTGACCCACTTGCAGTTGGTGCTCAAACCATCGTTCAAGGATGACAGCAAAAAAGAGTTGAAGCGCAAGATCAGGCTGCTGAAGGCGGCGGCGAAGGTGCTGAAGCAAGAACTGAGTTCGAGATGACGCCGTTTATTCCTCTTGTGACGCCTCCTTTTGTTGGTTTTGACCCAAAAGGCGCATTATACGAAGGCGTCTGCCGCGACGGACCATGGAAAGGCCTGCCATTGACGGCGGGGTCGCGCTTCGTCTGCGCCCCCGACGGCAACGAATACTGCAATGACGGGACCGGCCACTGGAATTGGGTCGAGCTACACCACGAGGGCAAGAAATGATCGATATCCCCACCCACCCAATAGAAACGGTGGCGCCGATCACCGGCATGCCGATCACGCTGGCGCAGACTTGCTGGTGCCCGTTCGTCGGCCTGACCAGCATGTCGCCCGCTGCCGATAAGATGGTGACCACGCGCGGCGTTCGGCTGCGCTACGGCGACCCGGAAAGCCAAATTCAGCAGGCCTTCAAATGCATCACCACCGGTTGCATGTCGTGGATTGCCGACGCCAGCGCCCCCACCACCCACGGCACATGCCGATTGATCACCGGAGCAGGACTAAAAGCATGAGCGGACCCACAGTTAAAATTCTCAGCGGCGTTTGCGTCGGCGGCCCCTTGAATGACCGAGGCCTGACCTGGGATAAGGATGTCAAAGTGCTACTGGCGTCGAATAACGACGGCCACGCCGGCGAATACCACTACAATTATGTTTCAGATTGGTGGGTCTGGCATGGAGAGAAGGAAGAGCCAATGAGTAAAGCAGCCGAAGAGCAAATCGACATGCAAATTCGCGAAAACCACAGCACCATGCCCCGAATTACGCCCGAAATCATCGATAAGCGCATTGTGCGGGTGAAATACTATCGATTCCCCGACACCACCGTCATGATTTGCGCCATCGAACTGACCAATGGCTATCACGTCGTTGGCGAAGCGGCCTGCGCCTCTCCCACCAACTTCGATGAAGCCATTGGCCGGCGCATCGCCTACGACGACGCCCGCCGCAAGATCTGGCCGCTAGAGGGTTACGTTCTCCGCAACGAATTGAAGGGGCTATGACCGCGCTTGATATCGCCATTTCGGTCTTCATCCTGCTGCTTGTCAGCCGCCTCTCCTACAACAAGGGGCGGCGCGACGAGCGCGCCGCTCATTTTAGGGACTACGAAGATGAGATTCATGATGAAGGCCACTGTCGATAATCACCCGTTGCCTGGCGGGCGACCCTCACACCTGTTTGACGTCCACGTTGAGGGCGGCGAACCGCCGACCAAGGCTGAATACACCATCATTGCCGATGACGAGGACGAAGCGGCTCGCGAGGGCATGAAGCGTTTCCAAAAGGCCTATGATGTGACGCCATTGCCCAACATTGGCGATATTTGAAATAGGCGTTATAGTCCCTTCTGCTTTTCCAGAGAGGATGCGCCATGCCTTTGGTGCCGGGCTTGACCCACATCATCCGCCAGACCAATGGCGGCGCCCCGCCGGCCATTTCGCCGGGCCTGTCCATCAAGCATGATGTCCACGACCCAGTCGGCGCTCCCCAGATGGATGACGCCGGCGCCGTCATCCGCATCGAGCATGCTGACGGCAGCGTCACCGTCTCCCTCGATGGCAGGTCGCTGGTCGACAAACCAGAACAGAACACAGGCTGGTTCGCCAACCTGGCCGAGAAGCTTCCGGAAGACGATCTGAACGGCATTGCCGACGATCTGCTGCGCGGCATCGATGAAGATCTGACCAGCCGCAATGACTGGATTGAGGAGCGCGCCCAGGGCATCAAGCTGCTGGGCCTCAAGATCGAGATCCCCAACCTTCAAAGCGCCGCCGATGGCGCCCCGGTCGACGGCATGTCAAAAGTGCGGCACCCGCTGCTGCAGGAGGCGGTGCTCCGCTTCCAGGCTAACGCCCGCTCCGAAATGCTGCCGACCGACGGGCCGATCAAGATCCGCGACGACGGCAGCAATTCCAACCTTCCTCGTGACGCACTGGCGACCGCCCTTGAAAAAGACCTCAATCACTACCTCACAGTCACCGCCACTGAATACTATCCCGACACCGACAAGATGTTCCTGCTTCTCGGATTCGGCGGGACAGCCTTCAAAAAGGTCTACAATTGTCCCCTACGGAACCGACCGGTCAGCGAATCCGTGGATGCTAATGACCTCATCGTCAACGACGCTGCGACTGATCTTGCGAACGCCAAAAGGGTTACCCATCGTTCCATGATGCGGCCCTCAACGGTCAGGCGCATGCAGATTATCGGCGCCTATCGCGACATCGACCTCGACACGCCCAAGCCGCAGACGCTCGACGCTGCGCAGGAGGCGGCTAAAAACCAGCAGGGGATCCAGTCCAACACCACGAGGCCCGACGACCGTGACCGCGAGATCTACGAGTGCTATTGCGAACTCGACCTCAAAGGCTACGAACACAAATACAAGGGCAAGATTTCAGGGCTTGAGATCCCGTACCGGGTCACCATCGATCTCTCCAGCCGCAAAATCCTCTCGGTCGTCCGAAATTACGATGAGGACACGAAGGAGCTTCCTGAAGCCAGAGAGACGTTCGTCAAATACACCTACGTACCGGGCCTCGGCTTCTACGATATCGGACTCCTTCATATATTGGGCAATACCACCAACGCTGTTACTGCTGCTTGGCGTGAGTTGCTGGACGCTGGAATGTTTAATAACTTCCCCGGCTTCCTCATGGCTGACACGGGCGCCCGACAGAACACCAATATCTTCCGCGTCCCTCCGGGGGGAGGGGTTCTCGTCAAGACGGGCGGTCTTCCCATCAATCAGGCGATTATGCCGCTCCCTTACCAGCCGCCGTCTCAAGCTCTGATGGCCCTGGTCGATAACATGGTGCAGACCGGCCAGCGCAGCGGCGGCACCGCCGAACTGCCCGCCAACGAAGGCAAGGCTGAAATTCCTGTCGGCACCATCCTGGCGATGATCGAGCAGGCCCAGAAAGTCTTGAACAACGTCCACAAGCGCATGCACTCGGCGCAATCGCAGGAGTTCAGGCTGCTGATACGCTGCTTCAAAGAGAACCCCAAGGCGTTCTGGCAGCGCAACAAGAAGCCGTCCGCGCCGTGGGACGAGCAGAACTTCCGCGCCGCGCTCGATCTGGCCGATCTGACCCCGCAGGCCGATCCGAACACCGCCAGCCATGGTCAGCGCGTGATGAAGATCATGGCGCTCAAGCAATTGCAGCAGCAGAACCCCAGTCTCTACGACCCCATCGCCATCGACATGGCGGCGCTGCAGGCTTTGGGCTGGAACAATCCGCAGCAATTCATGGCGCCGCCGAGCGCCCAGGCTGCGCCTCCTCCGCAACTGATCCAGCAGCAGGCCGAGACAGCGGCGAAGACCCTCACCTCGCAGGCGGCGATGGTCACCGCCCAGGCGCGGGCCAAGGAAGCCGGCGCCCGCGCCATGAACCTGGTGGCGGAAGCTCAGACGATGGGCATGGACGAAACCGGTCAGGTCCAGCAGGACACGCCGGTCGATCAGCACCGCGCCGAATCGGAGCGCATCAAGGCCAACGCCCATGCGCAGCAGGCCGACACCCACCAGTCCGTCATGCAGAGCAAGGCCCAGGCCGACCTGATGAACGCTCAGTCGCGCCAGCAGGAAATTCAGATCAAGCAGGCCGAAGCCGCGATGAAGGGCCTGCACCACGACGACGAAATGCAGTTGAAGGTCAAGGCGAATGCCATCGAGATGGCCAAACAGGTCATGGACAGCCATTCCGAAGACCAGCGCACCGCCGCCGAGATCCACCACGATCACACCATATTGAGCCGCGAGCAGGATCACGAACACGCGATTACCGATAAGACCCACGCGCACGAGCGTGGGCTAGAGGAAATAAAGAAGAAGGCCGCCATCGCCGTCCAGAAGGCCAAGCCGAAACCCAAATCCGCAGCGCCGAAGAAGGGGAAGTGAGATGCTCGACCAAGGCAAGGCGATTCACTCTGCGGTTCTGACGGCCAAGAGCCTTTACAACAAGCTGCCGCATGTCGTTGGCGGCAATGCGCCGATGAACAAGGGCGGACGGATCCACCGCGATGTTGGCGGCGAAGTGCCGCCTGCAGCGCCGCCGCCTAGCTCTTTTGCCGTGGCGCCGGGCGCCGGTACGCCGCTCGATCTCAAACAGATGTTCGGCGGCGCTCCCAATGCTGCTGCGCCGCCGACCGCCGTCGATCCTTCACGCCTGAACGAGTTTGCGCCGCATCCTGACAGCCACACAATCGGTTCGCTGACCAGCAATTTTAACGACGCCATCAAGCACCACCTCGGATTGTCGACAGAAGAGCGCAACGCCAACGCCAAGAAGGCCCGCGACAAGCTGGCGCCTTTCTTCACCAATCGCAAGGATGGCAAGGCCGGTCGCCTGATGACCAAAAACGCCAAGATGATGAAGGCGGAAAGCGGCTATCGCGGCCAGAAACCCCTGGAGCTTAACGACGGCAGCGGCATCGAGACAATCGGCCTGCCGTTGTCGCCGGCGTACGAAGAGGGCAAACTGAACACATGCCCGAATAGCGCATCATGCAAAACGTCCTGTCTCGGCAAGACATCCGGCAATTATTTTAAGGTGGGCGGCGGCGAGAACCTCGACGCTTTCAAGGGGCCGCGTCTCAACAGCCTGATCAAGACCCAGGCCATGATGCGTCACCCGCAGGCCTTCGCTGTCGCCATGCACGATGAAATCGACCGGGCCAAGCAGGAGGCGGCGCGCAACGGCAACCGGCTCGGCGTTCGCCTGAACGTGCTGTCCGACCTGCACCCGCGCATGCACGAAGCCCTCATTCGCGCGCACCCCGACGTCGCCTTTTACGACTACACCAAGAATAACACCGATCCGATTGCGCCGAATCACCATTATACTTATTCCTCGACCGGCGTGTCGCAGCCGGCCAGCTACAATGGCTCGGACGAGGACGTCCACAACCCGCATTCGAATTGGCGCTCGATGCGCAAGCGTCTCGACACCGGCTCCAACGTGGCGATGGTGTTCTCGCACAAGGAGCACCTGCCGCAGGAGGTCCATGACGAGGAATCGGGCAAGCGGTACAAGGTGATCCACGGCGACACCCACGATTTTAGGCCCGCCGACATTCAGCCCGCCGGCGCTGATGGCGTCATCGTTGGGCTGCGAAACAAGAAGGCCCCCGGCAAACTGAGCAGAGCGGCGCACGACACCAACGGTTTCATGGTGCATTACGACCCGCAGACCGTTAAGGATGAGAAGGGCCGCGAGGTGCGCGGCCCCAGCTATGGGATCAATCCCGATAGCGGCAACCCATATCGCGGCGATTCGACAGCGACCAATCATGTGGTGCGGATTGCGCCGCAGCCGCAGGGCCGCAAGTCGATCTTCGCGCAGATGCACAAGGACATGAAGCCATGACTAAGAATGCGCTCGACAAGGATAGCTTTTATCAGCAGTTCCATAATGAGCATCATTTTGCGGACAGCGACGACAGCTTGGATGACGCTCCTCCGCTTGCGCACCACAAAGTCGGCGCCCCGTTCAATATTCGCGAATTGTGCGGAAAACGCAGCGCGTCGGTATTCGCCAAAGGTGGCGCTATTGTCGACCGTGCATTGGCGGCGACAAAGCCAAAATAACCTGGTACGTTGACACAGCTTGAAGGATGACGCCGATGTGTTTCTCGCTCGCCTGGCTTGAGAATTTGCTCATTTGGGTTGTCATTGTCGGCGCCCTGATCGCCATCCTCCAGCTTTTCGTGCCTTGGGTGCTGGCTCAAGTCGGGGATCTCGGCGGCGCCGTCGGCGTCGTCCTGCAGATCGTCAAGATCATCGTTTGGGCGGTGATCGTCATCTTCGTCATTTATGTGGTGTTTGACCTCATCAGTTGCCTGCTGTCGTCAGGTTCGCTGAAGTTGCCCAAGCCTTAACCCCACGGCTCCGGTAAGCCGTAAACCGAGAGGACCATATCGATGTCCGAACAAGCCAAAACCTATCGCGCCGCCATGCGCGCCAAGGCCGAGCGCCTGGGGACGGCCACGTCCGCAGGCAAGGTCGACTGTTCGAGTTTTGGCGACGTTGAGCAGGATCCGCTGCACACCGACAAGGCCCAAGGCCCGCGCCCGCTATCGCGGCGGGCTTTCAAGAGCGGCGGCGCTGTCCTGGGCGCCGCAGGCTTCAGCCACGGCGGACGCGCCGCGCGCAAGAGCGGCGGCATGGCCGAGGCTTTCGGCAACGCCATCTTCAACAGCAGCGTCAAGACAGCCGACAATGACCGCGAGGGTCACGTCGAGCGCAAGGGCGGCATGAACAAAGGTGGCCGCGCTGGCAAGTTCGGCGGCGGCGGCAATGGCCCGATTGGCGGCCAGACTGCCGTCAACAACCAGGCGGCTGCAAGCGCCATGCAGGCTCTCGACGCCAACAACAGAGTTGGCGGCAATGTGCCGACCAATGCTTTGGGCGTCACGTCGGGCAGTGGCAGCGGCCATATGTTTGGCATGAAAAAGGGCGGTCATCCGCACAAGGCCGAAGACGAAGCTTGCGCCAAGAAACTGGTCGCGCACCACAAGGCCGACGGCGGCCCGATTCCGAACAATGCCGATGCCGGCCCGCCTCCCGGCCCGCCCGAAGCGACGCCTGGCGGCGTGGAGCCGGGTGACGGCAAGCTGGATGCGCTGATCAGCGCGCTGGAGCATCATCACAAGAAGTCGAAGAAGCACAAGGCGCCGCCGATGATGATGCCGCCTCCCGATGCGGCTGGTCCGCCGCCTCCCGACGATCAGGCTGGCCCGCCTCCGGGCCTTGGCGCCAAGCGCGGCGGCAAGGCGCGCAAGGATGGCGGCGGCGTCTACGACCCCAACATCAAGCTCGGTCCGCGCGATGGCTACGCCAAGGGCGGCAAGACCAAAGGCAGAACGAACATCAACATCATCATTGGCCAGCCTCCTGGCGGCGCCTCTCCTCCCGATGCTGGCGGACCCCCTCCCCTGGCCGGGCCGCCGCCGGGGCCGGGGGCGGTTCCTGTGCCGCCTCCCGCGCCCCCGCCTGGCATGCCGATGGGCGGGCCGCCTCCGGGCGCCGGCGCGCCGCCGCCAATGCCGATGCCGCCTCCGGGCGGGCCAATGGGTCGCAAGCACGGCGGTCGAGCCTATCCGATTGAGCATGCGTCAGGCGGCGGCAAGGGCCGGCTGGAGAAGATCAAGTCTTACGGTCTGGTTCCGGCTAAGGGGGGTGGGAAGTGAACTTCGAAAAAACTGTGGTCGATCACGCGCTTGTCGTTGCTCTGGGAATCCTCATCCTGCTGTTCGCTTTCGCAGGTTTCGTCATTTCGGCCCGCTCTCAGTCTATTGAGATTGGGCCAGGCGGCATTGCGGTAAGTCCTGGTCGCGAGCGCGGCTGGGGCGGGCAGTGCGAAGAGCTTCGCATCGCATGCGAATACAAAATGGAGCGCGGCGAAGAAGGTTATGGCAATTGCCGCCGCTATCGCCGCTTCTGCCAGGGCAGATAACCAAATGGGAGAGATTTAATGGTTCTACGTCATGTGGTAATTCGTGGGGTGGCCGAGATCGGTGATGTGGTTCACCCTGCCGATCCCGGTTTCGGGCGCCCTGGCGGCGGCTGGAGTCCTGTCGATCCCGGCTACGGCCACCCCGATTGGGGTCCGGTCGATCCGGGCTTTGGTCGCCCCGGCGGCGGCGGCCATCCGGATCACGATCTGCCCGGTCATGGTCATCCCGATCACGATCTTCCCGGCAGGCGCCCGCGTCCCGATCAAGGTCTGCCTGGTTACGGCCATCCCGATCAAGGTCTGCCTGGTTACGGCCATCCTGATCAAGGTCTGCCCGGTCTGCCGCCCTATCCCAGCCAGGGACCGATTCTTCCCGCCGCTCCCGGCCAGCCGATCCCCGTGCCGCGTGTGCCGGTGGTGCAAGTCATCCCGCTGCCCGAAGGCGCGGTGCTTCCGACTGAGCCGCCGCATCGCCCTGGCAGGATCGCCATCGTGGTCGAGGGCGACACCAAGGCTGTCGGCTGGCTTCAGGGTTCGGACGACCTTCCGGTCGCCGCGCCCAAGAGTGAAGCTCCGGTTGCCGGCGGTCACTGGGTCGCGGTCGAAGTCTATCCGCAGGCGCAGCCGAAAAAGTGCAACGACGGCAGCGATGGCGTCGGCAAGACTGGTTTTGCTTGGGTGTTTGAGGTGAAGGCCGACTGGGGAACTCAGCCGACGCCGGTCTGAAAATACAGAGGGCCGCTTCCAGTACATCCGTGGAAGCGGCCCTCACCCCTCGGTCGTCACCTTGAGCTTGTCTTACACCAGGAACAAATCAGGTTCAACCCCCTAATGCAGACTTTTAAGAGCGTTTTTGCCGAAGAATTGAAGAAGCTCCTGCGCGAGCAGATCGAATCCGCCAAGAACGACCTCGCATACGGCGCTAGCATCACGACTTTCGAAGCCTATCGCGAGGCGGTTGGCGTCATACGCGGCCTCAGTGTGGCCATCGACACCGTCGATGAAGCCGAAGAGAAGGCCAACGACCGCGAGCGCGGCCTCTAAACCCCCTTTGTTCTTTCCTGTTGTCAGCACACTGACAGTGTGCGAGTAATTGCGTGTCACAGGAGACGCGCATGGCTTATGCCGAAATGCAGCACGAACTGGAACCTCGCCTGAAGCTCCTAGATGAGCTTGGTGACCTGTCAGGGATCGAACTTTTTCACAATCAGTTGCTGGTCGCGGTCTACATCAGGCCCGAAAAGACCAAGAGCGGCCTGTTCCTGGCCCAGCAGACCCTCAACGAGGATCGTTTCCAGTCCAAATTGGGCCTTGTCGTCAAGAAAGGCCCGCAGGCCTTCATCAGCGGCGGCGAATGGCAGTTCCCTGACATCGAACTGCATGACTGGATCTTGTTTCGCCCCTCAGACGGCTGGAACATCACCGTCAGCGGCGTCTTGTGTCGTATCTTGACCGATACGGCTGTCAAAGGGCGCATCGCGTCGCCCGATCTCATTTGGTGAGCGACATGGCGAAAGATCCGAATAACATCCCGGCCTTCGATCCGAATACCGATTGGGAGCATGGCGGCAAGGAAGAGCGCGATCCGCTGGCCGAACTGCGGGCGCAACTTGATCGCGAGCGCGCCGCGCGCATCGAGGCGGAACGCCGCGCCAACGAATACGCGACCACCGCGCACGGCGCCCAGGTCGAAGTGGCCGACAACGAGCTTAAACTGGTGGTCAGCGCCATCGAGCGGGTCAAGGAGAACACCACCGCTCTGAAGGCCGCTTACGCCGAAGCAATGCGCGCCGGCGATTTCGACAACGCCGCTGAATTTCAGTCGCAGCTTGGCGACAATTCAGCCCGCCTGCTGCAGCTTGAAAACGGCAAGGCCGCGATGGAGGCCCAACCTGCGCCTGCGGCGCCGCAGCCGATCAGGACGGTGGTCGATCCCGTCGAGGAACTGGCGAGCCAGTTGACGGCGAAGTCCGCCGCCTGGGTTCGCGCGCATCCCGAATGCGCTCGCGACAAGAAGCTTTACGCTAAGATGGTCGCCGCCCACAACATCACTATCGCCAGGGACATCGACCCCGACACCGACGATTATTTCCGCTCGGTCGAGGCGCTCGTCTACGACAGGCCTGCGGGCCAAGACCTGGACACCGGCGCTGACGATCCGCAGGCCGCGTCCGCCAAGCCGGCGCCGCGTGAATCGGCCCCGCCGGCGGCGCCCGTCAGTCGCGGGTCGAGCGGCAGGAGCGCCCTGCTGACGCCGCTTGAGCGTGAATACGCCGAGATCTCTGGCATGTCCGAGCAGGACTACGCCAAGGCTAGGGACGATATTCGCAAGAACCAGAGCCGTATGCATTGAGGAAAAGATGATGGTCAACCGTCCGCCCCCGCCGCGTTTCACCAGTCCTAGCCGCGAAGAACCTGCCATGCAGGCGCCTTCTTTCATTGAGCGCCCGCCTCTTCGCCAGCCCGTCGAATCCTCGATGGATCGCGCCGCCCGGCGCACCCTCGAATTGCGCGGTCACTTCACTAACGGCGTTCTCGACGAGGGCGCCGACGAATTTTACATCAACCCCGCGATCATCCCCGAAGGGTGGTCATACGAGTGGAAGCTGTTTTCGATCCTCAACGAAGAACAGTCGTCCTATCAGGTCACTCTGGCCCGCACTGGCTGGGAGCCAGTGCCGTCCGACCGGCACCCTGAGTTGATGCCTCGCGGCACCAAAGAAAAAACCGTGATGCGGCGCGGAATGCAGCTTATGGAGCGCCCACTCGAAATTACGATGGAGGCCAAGCAGCTTGAGCGCGATAAGGCTCGCCGCCAGGTTCGCATCAAGGAAGAGCAGCTTACTGCGGCGCCTCCGGGCCAGTTTGGGCGCGACAACAAGGGTGAACCCCTGACCCGCCTCGGCAAGTCTTACGAGGCTATGCCGGTGCCGAATAGCTGACGGCGCTTGACGGCGCCGTATTTTTGGATGTACAAAACGTGTACTTGCTTCTCCCCGCTGTGAGAGGCTGTATTTTTTTCGGACCTCCCCTAGCCCCCGATGTGGCATAGCAGGTCTTCCTTGAAAGAGGAGGGTGAGCTATGGCCAATATCAATGCGCCTTTCGGGTTCCGGCAGGTTCAGGGTCTGGGCAGCGCCCCGACCTATGAGCACGTCGAAGTCGTCGTCAACTACAATGCTGCCGCGATCTATTACGGCGATCCCGTGGTCCCGCTTGCTGATGGCAGCGTCGCGGTGGCGACCCAGACTTTGGCCGTGCTGGCTTCCGGCCTTGCTGGCGTCTTCGTCGGCTGCAAATATCTTTCCGTCTCGCAGAAGCGCACCGTCTGGTCAAACTACTGGCCCGGCAGCGATGTCGCGTCTGGCAACACGGTCACCGCCCAGATCATCAACGACCCGCATGCGCATTTCATTGCGCAGTCTGACGCCACCGGCCTCGGCCTGGCCGACGTCAATGCGCTGATTGGCATCAACATGGGCACCCCGAATCCGGCCAACGGCTTCTCCGGGGCCTTCCTCGACACCACGACGCTCGGCACCGCGCTCGATCCGTTCATCGTCGTCAGGATCCACCAGCAGCCCGCCTACTCCCCCGGCACCTTCGTGCCGAGTGACGCGACGACCAAGCCCTATGACTGGGCCATCGTCCGCTTCAACAACATTGCCACCCGTGGCCTCACCGGCATCTGATCCGGCCATCACAAAGGAGTAACCCGTCATGGCCGTCAATCTTAGCGCCATCAAAGACCTTCTGCTCCCCGGCCTGCGTGGGATCGAAGGCAAGTACGAGATGATCCCGTCTCAGTACGACAAGATCTTTACCAAGCACAACTCAAAGATGGCGCTGGAGCGCACGGCTGAGATGCGCTACCTGGGCCTCGCCGCCCTCAAGACTGAAGGCGGGCAGACCCAGTTCGACAACGGCGCCGGTGAGCGTTACGTCTACAACCAGGAACACGTCGAAATCGGCCTGGGATATGCGATGACCCGCAAGGCCATCGACGACAACCTTTACAAGACCCAGTTCCATCCTTCCAACCTCGGCCTGATCGAATCCTTCCAGCAGACCAAGGAAATCTACGGCGCCAACATCCTGAATACGGCCCAGGCCTATAATCAGACCATTGGCGGCGACGGCCAGGCGCTGTGTTCGGCGGCTCATCCCATCGACGGCGGCCTCGTCGCCAACACGCCGGTGGTTCAGGTCGATCTGGGTGAATCGACCCTGCTCAATGCCATGATCGGCGTTCGGACCAACTTCAAGGACCAGGCAGGTTTGAAGGTTTTCGCTCGCGCGCGGAAGCTTATCATCCCGCCGCAACTGGAACCGGTAGCAATTCGTCTTCTCAAGACAGAATTGCGGCCAGGCACGGCAGACAACGACGTCAATGCCATCCTCTCTGCTTCGGGTGGATTGACTGAAAACTTCATGGTCAATGACTTCTTGACCTCGCCCTTCGCCTGGTTCCTTCTCACAAATATCGATGGTCTTTCCTTCATGGAAAGAATAAAGTTCGAAACCGACATGCAAGTCGACTTCGTGACCGATAACCTATTGGTGAAAGGTTACGAAAGGTATTCGTTCGGTTACTACAACTGGCGAGCCGTATATGGCAACTTCCCGACCTCGTAATACTGGCTCAGAAGGAGAAAGCACATGGGTGCGACACACTTCACGGGGCCGGTTATTGTAGGCGACCCTGCTGCGGGGACTCAAGGTGAGATCGAGTGCTATCAGGACATCATCATCCTGAACCCCGGTCCCGGCAACCAAGACTACGTGCTCAATATCCCGCCTGGTTCGGTGATCATGGGATTTGAGGTCGCCACGTTCACGGCATGGAACTCGGCCACCTCCGCGTCCATGACGATTGGCAACGCGGTTGGCGGCGCGCAATATGTCGGCGCCACCGATCTGAAGGCGGCGGCGCCTTTCCCCGCCATGACGCAGACGGCGGCGAACATTGCCGCCCAGCGCGGCTACACGGCGGCGGGCGTGGCTGCGCCGGTCACCGGGCCGATCAATATTCGCGTCGCCTCAGTTGGCGCCGGCACTGCCGGCGCGGCGCTGGTGTCCGTCCATTATGTCCAGGTGGCGACACCTTGATCGGAGGCTTCAATGGCTAAGTCTGGCAAGAATCCCGCTTTTGACAGCGGCAACAAGGATGTCAAGGAAGAGGCCGAAGAAAAAGGCGGCGGCAAGCAGACCAAAAAGCGCGTAGGCGGGCCGGTTGGCGCGTCTGCTCATTCGCATGGCGGTCGAGCGGCTCGCAAGAGCGGCGGCGCCTGCGAGAGCCATCTGTTCTCGTCGGCCAACGCGGGTACGCCCGCGCCTGGGCGGAAGATGATGTCGAAGAAGGTCTGACGCCATGCGGCCAATTGTCGTCACTGCTGCGCCTCTCGCCGCCGCCAATACAACGGCTGTTTGCGCATCACAAGTGCCGCCGGCGGCTCCCGGCGGCTCTCTGGTCCTGACTTCATATCCAGTCGTTTTTGACCAAGCGCGCCAGCTTGCTTTCACTTCAACTGGCAGCAATGTCGCCACCACCTTCACGATCACCGGCACCGATGCCTTTGGCGCGGTCCAAAGTGAGGCTCTCGTTGGCGGCAATAACAGCACGGTCGTCACCACCAAGAATTACAAGACCGTCACCTCGATCACCAGTTCAGTGACGAGCGCGGGAAGCGTGATCGTCGGCACCAATTCCAGCCCTGCGGTTACTTCGTCGCCGTGGGTGCGCTTCGACGATTCGGGCAACCCCGGCGTCTCGATCCAAATCAGTTCGGCTGGGGCCACCAACATCACGGTCCAGCAAACCCTTGATGATCCCAACAGCCCGACCAATCCGGTTCTGCCGGCCAATGTGATTTGGGCGCCGCATCCCGACGCCACGCTGGTCGCCGCCGCCATGATCAACGGCGCGGTGTTGCAGGGCAACTACGCCTACAAGCCGGTCTTCGCGCGCGTCCTGCTCAACAGCGGCGCCGGAACAGCGACCGCCACCTTCATCCAGTCGGGTGGGGCGGATTACTGATGCCTCCCCCCGGCCTATCAAACGGCCACAACAAGCTGGCCTCGCACCCCGGCCTCACCGGCACTACGGGCTTTGGCGGGACCGTTGGTTTCGCAGGACTTATGGCGCCGGTGCTCCTCGATGAAACCCTGACCGTCGAGCTTCCCCTCTCCATAGATGAGAAGATCGGCCAGGCGCGGAACTGGGGCGATCTTGCCGACAAGTTCAGTATTGTCTCGATCACGCCGCCGGTCGCCGGCGGCTATTTCAACATCAATAAAGCGGGCGAGCTTCACGTTACGCGCCTCGGCGTTTTGCACATCCGCAGGCGCGAGTATCTCTTGACGGTCGAAGCTGATAATGTCGTCGGGTCAGGGCGCGCGGTCATCACGATCAGGGTGGTGTAGCTGCCCCATCGCAGGGGGTTCGCATGACTTACAGCGACAAGTTCAACTTCGCCCTGGGACTTAGCGACGTCACCCTCTACGCCTATGGCCTATGCGGCATCAGGCGCACCGCGATCCTCCAGGAGCACATGGCCGACGCCTATATCGCGGCCAACCTTTTGCTGGCCGACTGGTCAACCAAGGGCGTCAATCTCTGGCAGGTTTCCCAGATCTCGATCATCCTCGGCCAGGGCGTCGGGATCTACGATGTGCCGGATGAGGCCATCGTCATGCTCGATACTTTCGTGACGGTCGACGGCAGGGATCGCATCATGATGCCGATCAGCCGCACCGAATATGCGAGCTATCCCAACAAGGAGCAGCAGGGCGTCCCGACCGTCTTCTGGATGGATCGTCAGCTTCCAGGGCGCGGCGGCATTAACATCTGGCCGGTGCCGGATCGCGATGGCTACGTCCTGACCTACCATTATCTGACGCAGTCGATGTCCTCGAATTTCATCAATGATCAGCAGCCGCCGGTCCCGCCAGAGTGGCTCTACGCCTTCGCCACCGGCCTGGCTGAGAAGCTGGCGATGTCATGGGCGCCAGAGCGCCTGGCCTTCCTTTCGCCGATTGCTGAAAAGGCTTACGATACCGCCTCGCGCAGCGGCGTCGAAACCGCCCAGCAATACATCAGCCCGCAGATCGGCGGCTACTTCAGGAATTGAGGAGTGAGCCGTGGGCTACGCATCAAAGCTCGGCAGAGCCAGGATCAATTCCCGCAACCCGCAGGCGGCGGCGATATGTGACCGATGCGGCTTCGTCTACAACCATGTCGATCTCCAGTGGCAGCATGACTGGGCGGGCGCGACGACGATCAACAAGCGGATATTGGTCTGCAACAGTTGCCTCGACACGCCGCAGCAACAGCTTCGCGCCATCGTCCTTCCCGCCGATCCGATGCCGATCATCAACCCGCGCCCGCAGGAATATCGCGTAGCGGAGGCGAACGTGCGCGTGACGACCAATCGCTATGTGCCAGACGGCAAAACCGGCATTCCGGTCCCGGATCTCAATCCGCCGCCCACGGCGGACGGCCAACCCACGAAGCCTGCAGGGACGACGCGCACCACGCAAGTTGACGACACCCGCGTCACCCAGCAGACCGGCGTACCGGCGGGGAGCCGCAATCAGCAGCCAGGCACTGATCCGAATGCGCCAGGCAACGATGATCCGGGTCTGCCCTATGACAATGTGGATGTTCCAAACACGGGGCCGCTCAAATAATGGCAAACATCCAGATCCCCAATCTCCCCGTCGCCGTTGCGCTGTCAGGCGACGAATCGCTCGAAATCGTGCAGGCCGGCGTTTCGGTG